CGGAAGATGAGCTAAGGAAAGAACTAGAAAGAAATGCGCAACATATTCAAGAAAACTAAAGAAGCCATAAAGGAATTAAAGCCAAGGCAAAAGACAGAGTTTCTGCCGGATTTAACCCAGAAAGAATTAGATGATTTGACAAAGTCTTTGTGGAAGAAGTTTTTTAGTAAAGTAGAACATGGATCAGGAGAAGTATAGACTAACCGAGCGGGTAAAAGGCCAGCAGAAAGCACTCGAAAGAGAACGGGAATTGCACAAGGATAATCCCAATGAGGCTATGGCTAAAGATTTAGCAGACCACATGGATTCTTACCCGTTCTTTTGCGAAACATGCTGGGAAGATTTTACGGCGCCCGCTTATAAGACTATACACAGACTATATGGGGATTGGATAGCTGTGTTATGGGGAGAGCATGAGAAGTGCGGCCAAGAGAGTTATAGGCATGGCACTCATCGAGATTATGACCCTTATTACAGTCGATCTGATGTGGTGAATGAAGCGCGTAACCAATATGCGCAAGATACTCTACAGGCTGATGACTATGGGTTTAAGAGTTTCTATGGGGAACCGTGGGGAGAGCATCAAGAGCGTATGGCAAAGAAAGCAGAAAGGATATTTAACGTAGAGAAGGATTTTGGTTTTAGTGGAAAGTCATTGAAATCACAAGAGAGGCTAAGGAAAATACAAAGAAATGCCTGAAGTAAAGCTAGAAAATTATTCACTTCCTTTCTTCATTATCCAGAACGGTATTAAGAATGAGAAAGATGAGCCTTTGGAGTTCAAAGATCATCTTTTTTTGTTTGATATCTTACGGGACTATTCTCCTGTACAGATAGTGAAGAAATGTGCTCAAGTGGGATTATCCGTGTCTATGAACCTCAAGACTTTTTTCATGGCGGATAAGATGGGTTTGAGTACAATATATACCATGCCTTCGGATTCTGATGTGGAAGAGTTTGTCAAAACTAAAACAGATAAGATATTCCAAGCTAATGAGGTAATCAGAAAACGTATCCGGTTAGATAATGTAGGGCTAAAACAAATAGGCAATGTTTTTATATATTTTAAGGGTACTCGTTCAAAGGCGGCGCCAATCTCTACAACTACCGATACTTTGATGCATGATGAGTTGGATCGTTCTGATTTGAATATTATTGAGCAGTATACTTCCCGTATATCTTCTTCAAAGTTTAAGCGCACTTGGTATTTTTCTAATCCTTCTCTAAAGGGTGTGGGAGTAGATAACTACTGGAAGAAATCAGATAAGAAAGAGTGGTTTATAACTTGTTTAGGTTGTAATGCAAAACAATACTTGACGTATGAAAGGAATGTATCGGAGCTTCAAGGTGTATTTATTTGTGGAGAATGCGGCAAAGAACTGACGTATGAAGAACGGCGCAGAGGGAAATGGGAGAAGACGGGGATAGGGGAAGTATCCGGCTATCATATTTCTCAACTTATGGCTACATGGGTTACTGCTAAGGAGTTGATCGTTGCTAAAGAAGAAAAAGGTGTTGAGTATTTTATGAACTTTGTGCTTGGTGAGCCGTATGCCCCAGGAGAAGGAAGAGATTTCCGCACCATAATAACTTATGATTGGACGAGTAAATCTTTAGATGTTCCGCCTTTATATATGGGTGTGGACGTGGGGGCGGAGAAACACTGGGTTTTAGGCAATAAAGATGGTATATTTAAGATAGGAAAGTGCAAGTCGAGAGAGGAGCTAGAGGATGTTATTAGGAAGTATAATCCCATTACCGTAATGGATTCTGGGCCAGAGCGTACATGGGCAGAAGAGTTTCGAAAAAAGTTTCCTAAGATATTTCTAGCTTTTTACCGGCAAGACAAAAACATAGCGCAGATCATTCAGTGGGGAGGAGATAAAGGAAATTTTGAAGATGTAAAGAACTGGGGTTATGTATGGATAGACCGTAATAGAGTGATTGATGGAACGGTACATGATATGCAGAGAGGAGAGATTATGTTTGACTTGCCTAAAGAGGAGTTAGAGAAGATGATTCAACACTGGGAAACAATGTCGCGTATACAAGAAGATACTCCATTGGGGACTAAAAGGTATGTATGGGTTACAAGTACAGGAGTGAACCATTGGGCTTCAGCGCTATGGTTTTATTGGATCGCTCGTAAGAGAAGCGGGATAGCAACGGAGATATTGAAAGAGCCAAGCTTCTTACAGCCAAGATCTGTTGTAGTTAATACGCCAGAGGGACAGAAGCTTGAAGATCTAGAACAAATTATGGAAGAGGCTAAATATGACTATTGATCCTATGTTTGAGAAATTTGCAAAGAAATGGGGATTAGAAACATCTCAAATAAGGACTGTGTTTGAAATGGTGCAAGGGAATGGAGGGAAATATGGCAAGACCCATAGGCAACTAGAAACTTTCTACATTAACCTTTCGACTAGGCAAATAAGGTATTTTTATAGGTCATGCAAGCTTGCTTTACGATATGGATCTAAGGAAGAAATAGGTGGGGAAAACTATATAAAGCTTGTGGAAAAGGCCTCTTAAATTCGGCACGTTTTTTGGTGTTTTAGCTTTAAAAGTAGGTCTCTTATTAGGAGGCTTTTTTGTTTTTTGGGAAAATAAGAATACCAAGATTATACCTATGTCTACGAAATTAGACTCCCTACAACCTCAAGAGAGAGCGGCATTAGTGGAAAATCGATGGAACGAATCGTCTACTTTGTGGTCTAAGGTGGAAAGCACTTTTAAAAAGAACAAAGGAATATGGGCAAACCAACCTGAATGGTTAGCTTATGTGCCGAATAAACGTTCAAAAGTACGGGATAACCGTACTTTCCTAGCGGTAGAATCGGTCATAAACAACCTTACGGGTCGTCCTTCCAAGCCAAATGTCATTCCAGCTAATGAAACAAATGAAGCAGGGTTATTGGCAGAGGATATGCAGGACTTCTTATTGGCTAAATATACTGATTTAAGTATCAAAGAGAAGATGAGGAGGGCCTTGCGATTTCTATTCTTTTCTAAGGTAATAGTGTTAAAGATATTTTGGAATCCTGTGCTAGATGATTTTGATATTCGAGTTGTAGACTCAAGGAATGTACGTCTTCCGAAAAGCGCAAACTCTATGTTTGAAGCGGAATTTGCTATTGAAAGGATACCGGAAAAGCCTGTGATGGAATTGATTGAGATGTTTCCAGAAAAAGAGAAAGAGATTTTAAAGAAAGTGGGCTATTCAAAAGAACGCTTATTGGTAGAAAACCTTACGGTTGAGTATAGGGAAGCTTGGATTGAGGATTGTGTGATCTATGAGTTGCAGGGTATGGAGATGGGATATGAACCTCATCCTTATTGGGATTGGGATGGCTTGCAGGTTACCAAAAATGAGCAAACGAAGCTTAAGTATATGGATGAAGATTCCCGCAAGGTAGAGTTGAAGCGTTTAAGACAAAAAAATGATTATCGCAAGGGTTCGGCTACTAAATATGAGCAATATCTTTTCAACCATTTTGATCGGCCATTGGTTCCCTATATTTTTGGGACAATTCTAAATATTGAAGATAGTCCGATCGGAGAAACTTCCTTAATTGAACAGGTGAATCCTCTACAAGAAGAAGTGGATAAGCGTAAACGCCAGATTTCAGATAATGCAGAGACAATGAATGGGGTTTATAAGGTAGATACGAGGTTTACTACTATTTCCAAGGCCGATGCACAAGCCGCAAAGTCCGATCCTAGGGGGATTTGGTATGGAGATGGGGTAAGAGAAGGAGTAACTATTGAAACGGGTAAGGAATTGCCCTCTTTTATCCTTAATGAGTTAGAACATTCTATACGAGAGATAGATAACATATTTGGTACAAATACCACATTTAGAGGAGAAGGAGGCTCGCAGGAAACAGCAACAGGTAGAGCTATTTTACGAGAACAGAACTTTCAGCGATTAGATGAGATTGTTGGTTTGGTAGATTTTATTCATTACCAGATTTACAACTGGATGTTCCAAATGGTTAAGGTGAAATACACGGAAAGCCATTATGTAAAACCAATAGGAGCTGAAGGAGCTAAGCGCGTAATATCAATTACCCAGGATGATTTAACAGACGGTATTGAAATCAAGATTATCCCAGGTCAGATAATGCCAGAAGACCGATTGTTTAAGGCGGAAAGGGCAAAAGAAGAAGCTATAGCGGGTCTTATTACACCTCTTCAATACTTTAAGGAGACAGAGCGTGATAATCCTATGCAATTAGCTAAAGAATTGGAGATGTATAAGATAAATCCATTTGCAATTCTTGATATGTCTCAAGAGGACTTAGCTAAGATACAGCAGGCCCTACAATTATTCCAAGGGGTGCAACAGGCTATGCAACCCCCTCAACAAGAAGGGGCACCAGTAAAGGGAGTATCTCAAGCAGAAAAACAAGATCCCAAGGCGCAAGAGATGGGACAGTTGCGACAGCAGGCAGAGGATTTGATGGCAAGCCAGGAATTCCAGCAAATGCCACCAGATCAACAACAAGAAGTCATGGCTCAAATCCGTGAGCAGTTACAAAATGTAATGAGTTCTGCAGGAATATAATATGCCTTTCAAATCACAAGCACAAAGAAGATATTTGTATGCAAAACATCCTGAAGTTGCCAAAGAGTTTGCAGAGAAAACTTCAGATATTAAGAGTTTGCCCGAATATAA